ATTCGGGGTCATCAGGGAACTCATCCCCTTTGTCACCATCAACCATGTCTTCCCCTAGCTTACGGCATTGCTAATTGAGATTGGCTCAGTGGTCGAAGTCCGGTAAGCCTCTAGGTCAACACTCAGCGGGATCTCGCCCCTGCCGCTCGTCGAAGGAGTCATTCGAGTCTGGCGAACATCAGGCAATGTAATGACCGTCTCGTATGCCGATCCTGTCTGGCCCGAAAGGTTCTTAGTGCCAAGAAAACTCAGCACTGCCCCTCCTGCAAAAGCATTTATGTAGAGATCATCGTGCGTATCGAGCGACCCAGATCCAGTGTAAGGAGTCCTCACTCGCAGCCGAATCTTCCGTCCCTGAGACTGCACGCAAGTCACGCTCAAAAAGTTGCGCAACTTGGGGATTAAGTTATTGTCGATTCGCAAGCTAAACGCATCAAAGTAGTACTCCTTGGCCGAACCACCAGTAGGAGTCATTTCTAGCTTGCCGTCGCCAAGAAGCCAGTACAGGCGAGTGCCTGTTGGCAGTGCGGGCGGGGTCGCAGGCCAATCTGAGTCATGCTCCTCGTAGCCAATGACGTTAAGTGTCATTCGCATTAACTGCTCTTCGCCACCGATGGAGGCTGACGAGGTGAACGTCGCGCTGCTAACTGAGCATCGGCGATAGATAACCGTTGCTTGGTCACGCCGGATCATTATGTCAAACGGCTTGAGGTCGAACACCTCGTCCGTGGTGTAGGTTGGAGGGCTTGCCGTGTTTCCCAGAATCCTTGGGAGCCAGTTAGCCAGCTCGTTTGGCCCAACCTCCATCGTGATTGACCCGGCAACAACCCTTGCTCCATATCGCAAGTGATTGCCGATGCTGTCGATCGTGCCAGTCATCCCGTTGCCGCCTAGCAGATTATCTGTGTAGCGGATGTCTTCTCGGAGGATCTCGTAACGCTCCGAGTTGGCATCAAAAGTTGCTGGGCTGCAATTAACAAGATCACTTTCCTCGACTGCAACTGCGGTGTAAACACCCAAACTGCCACATGTTTCTACGCATGTCATGCGCGGTCCTCCCTGAATATGGTGCTGATTTCAATAATATCAATGTCGTACTTCCGGCTGACAACATCGTCCATGTCGTAGTCGCCCATTGAAGTGCGCGAGTAAAGCTCTCCGTCAAGATCAGTCACTCGCCTGTCTTGAAATAGATCTCTAATCCTGTCTCTTATGAGTTCGTAGTCTGTTTCTGTAGCCGACTGTCGCGTGCTTGATCCTGACACAAACACCACTAGCGTCTTTCGCACAACATCCCTGACGCTGCTGAACGTGCGGCCCGGCTGACTGCCTAGCGGCTTCAGCCAGATCCCGCTCTTTACAGTTTCCGTGAATCTTTTCCCGGTTACGCCAGGGATCTTCTTGAGTAGCTGCGGCTTTCTTGTTTTTACATCGGCAGGCCAGTTCTCGCTTATGATCTCCGCATGTCTTCTTGAAACATCCCAATCTGTGTGTCGAATGCCAGCCATTAGTTCTCCGAGACATATGGGGTTCGTTCAAGGTTATCCACCTGCACAACTCCCCTTCCGTACCGTCTAACAAATCGAGCGTCTTGCTCCATTGCATAACGGAGAGCTTCGTCGCCCTCAAACATGAGGGTCCGGTACTCCCTGATGTCCCCTCGCCCAATGCGGCTCATCTGGGCTTCGGCGTACATCTGGACGGGAAGCATCGCGTATGAAGGCACATCGAGTATGTCCGTTATGACAATGCACTGGTCTGTGAAGTCAGGAATGCCAGCCGCAGTGAACGAGGTTGTACTTGTTTGGTCTGTCACCAAAGACTCATGCGAAGCCATCTGAGGCGTTTGAATCCCAAACTCAAGGTCTGCTGTTGGAACGCCCCTGCCTCCGTAACGGACAACAGAGCCGACAACGCTTGGGCCGAGTGAGAGAGGCTTTGCCAGTGTTATTACCCCCGAGGAGCAAGATGCCATGCCAGAAGCGAGCGTCTTTGGTTTCGCTGGGCGGCGAAGGTAGGCTATGTCAAGCTCTAATGCTGTCGTTGCACCGGGGCTGACGCGAAGTTCTGTCTTCATTACACCGTCAATGTTCACTGCCCTGAACGTACAAACGCACGGGTCTGAGCCGCTGCGGACAGTTGGCTTGTCCCAGTCTCTAAACACCCGCTGGTCAATAAGCCTGAGTGAGCAGTTTTCGCTTTCGTTCCAAACGTCGTAAATGGTCCTTGCTTCATCGGGAAGGATTATCCTGTCCTGACGAAGAACATACGCTTGGTTCACCTCAGCTTGACCATTCCAGCTTTCGAGAGTGACCTGCGTATCGCTGTCACGCGAAGCAATTCGGTAGCTCCTTTCATCACCCAGGTAAATGCAGGCAAGGCTTGCCCAGTCAGGGAAAACACCGCCGGTCAGCGTGACCACACCAGAAGCGTTGATGCTGATGGTTCCGGTGTCGTAAGCAGCGTTGAAATACGCCGTCATGTTTGAGTCATATGTTGTCCACTGATGGCGGGTCGTCGCTTGCTCGTAACCCCAAAGACTTGCTCGGATCGCACGGCGAACATCGACATGATTCTCCGAGAGGTCGAACACGTCCATGACGTGGGAAACCAAGTCTTGCAGTGTTGTTGCTGTACTCACTAACGCACCCCTTACGGTGAAGCGTGAACTTGAATTACCCACTGATGTGCGCCAGACATTAGATCTGCGTCCGTGTCTGCATAAGTCCATCGAAGGGTGGCGTAATGATCTTCGATCTCGTTCATGTTCGCGCCGCAGACTGCGTTGTCCGCAGGCTGAAGTTTGATGGTGACAACACCGTCCTCGGTGACAGATCCGTTATTAGTGTCGAGGATGTCTTGACGATCCCTGCCATTGAGTACAGTTCCGTCCTCGGCATTCACTAGAGTCAGGGTCAGTGATTGCAGAACTGCCTTGTTGATCGCTACGTCATCAACGTCCTTGAGGACTGCGGTGATTACCGCGCTTTCCTTTGCGTCAACGTGCTTAACGCAACCACTGCTGTCTTTTAGCAATTCCCTGCCCATCGGATCATCCCTGTTAGGTCGCGCTAAAGAACCCGCTCGCATTGAATTGCAAAGTCACATCATTGCCGTCAGTGGTGAATGCGGCATCCAGCAACACTAGCGGAATGCTGTCCGAATCATTCGTCACCTCTTCGTAGATCACAACATCTACGCAAGTGTTGTTGGTCGCACCGCCAGCACTTGAGAATGTCACATCCGCGCAGTCAACCTTCACCGAGTCGGTGGAGTCATCCACTGTGACGGTCACTGACCCCAGTGTCGCCCGCGAATAGTTAGTGAAATTCGCCTCGGTCGTTGAGCCATTCGCCAAGACCGCACTCACAGTGTCGAGATCTTTGAGCGTGGCATCAGAATCCGAGGCTTTGAGGACCAGCAGTTTTAGCGTGGCCCCATCCGCAGCTTTCTCAGCTACCTTGCCGAGTGCCACGTTAAATACGAAATCTGCCATCTTTTATCTCCCTATAGATATGCGTGCGTAGTTTACACCTGTTCAGCAATTAAACAAAACAGATGCAGAAGGTGACTCTAGTGTTGCTGTTGAGCATCCCGATTCGATGCTCCCCGCTGAACTGCCTGACTTGACCCAAGAGGAATCGACATGGACGCAATCCGCTGTTGTATCCACAGTCAGCACAAACAGAGGTAAAGCCGCATCGACCTCGGTTGCCAAGCCCATGCCCAAGGATCTCTGGACTGACAGGGCATTCGCCGCATCGACCTCGGTTGCTAGACCGACCTCGACAAACTTGTAAAAGTCCACTGATGCCGGTGCGTCAGATTCGCTTGCCGACCCGAGATCAACCGACTTGGGGTTCAGCACCGAGGCAAATGCACTGGCAGTGTCTTGCTCGTCTGCCAATCCCAAGATGTATAATCTGGGATTCTCGACCACCACTGCCTCGGCAGTGTCAACTTCTGTTGCCGACCCAAGCTCGTATGTGCGTGGGTTGTCCACCAGCAGACTGTGAGCTGTTTCTAACTCTTGTGGCGACCACCGAGAAACGAGTGAAGCAAGGTTGACCGTCACCGCAGCAGCGGAATCAACCTCTGCCACTGCACCAAGCTGATAAGACTTGGGATTCAGGACGATGGCTGACGAGGCGGAATCAACCTCTGTTGCCGTGCCTGTCCCGTATTCCCATGGGTTGACGACCGCAAGTGACTCAGCGGAAT